TGTACTATCGTAATTAAGAGCTAACTCATCAGTACAGCCAAAATACAAACAAGACTCATCTGCTGTGTTTGCTTCAGGGTTATAATTCCAAGCTTGGCTATTCATACAACCAACTACTACAGCTACACAAGAACTGTCGTCAACATTAGCAAGTGAGTCATAATTAAATGCGAAGGGTGAGGTACAACCTTCTACTACCTCAATACAACTATCATCGTCTGTGTTTGCGTTAGAGTTATAGTTTAAAGCTTGTTCATCCAAACACCCGTATATTGTAGGTATACAATAATCTCCACAAAATGGAAGGCCATTATATACGTGCCAAAACGGTGGTTTGTAAGCTTTTAAAGCGCCAGCTCCATTATCAGCAAATGGATATATACCACCTTGTAATGTTATGTCACCGTTTGAGTTTATAAGTCTAAATGAGTTATGCATAGTCTGGAAAGCAACTTCTGCAGGAGGAGTTTGCGGACTAGCTATTTCAAAATAATATACCTTAACAGATTTATCTGTTTCTAATGTTATGTTAAACTCTTGTGAGTAAGAACCAGGGCCCATAGTATATGTACCAAGAATGCTATCTTCTTGTACTACACCTATATAACAATCACCCCAACCATCACCACCATCATCTTCTATAATAAGAGTGTAGTCACATGTAGGCACTATTTCGTTTAGTGTAGCGCTAGGATTGTAGTTAAAAGCATTAGGGTTAATACAACCTAATGTATGCAATGTTTCGCAAGATCCGTCATCAAAATTAGCTTGCGGATTAAATTGTAAATATGTATTATTAGTACACCCTTCTATAATAGGTATATCACATTGTTGTAGCCATATAGGACCTGAATAAGCAGCGCCTCCAAAACCTGTATCTGGTAACGCCCATAATGTGTCTAAACTACCACAAGGTTCTGCATCACCAAGTATTATAAAATTACCATCTGAACCACCAAATAAAGATCCTTCTAAACCATCACCGTATGTGTCACTCAGTATAAGTTCAACACCTGATTCAGGCACACATAGATCATATATAATAGTTTGGTTAGCTTGCTCATAAGAGTATTCTCCAGCTTGTACACTAGCAACTGGTTGACCGTTAGATAAATCTGTTAATATCCATCCTGTTTCACCAGGATATTGATCTAGCGTAAGTTCAAGAATCATTTTAGCTTCACCATCAGAACAGCTTATTCCTACACAGCTGTTATCATCAGCTTCTGCCCAAGGATTAAAGTTAGGTGCTTCTGGGTTAGTGCATCCAAATATAGGATACTCACATGAGTCATCATTAAAGTTAGCTTCAGGTACATAGTTTAAAGCTAACATGTCGTTACAGCCTGGTACAGTATCTATTGGTAATGGGCAATCTCCTTCGTCGTAATTAAACTCTTCGCAGTTAAAATCTATAATATTACCATTCCAAGAATAAGCACTATTATCACAATAACCATCACCTAACCAATTAATTGGAGCTTCTGTTCCATAGCAGTCTACAAATACACTATCTTGCGCATTTGCTGCTAATGTTAATAAAAATAATACGTAAATTAATTTTCTCATTTTTTAGCAAATTTTTCTACTCCTGAAATACCAAAGCATCCTAGGACAACCCATACAAATGAGTCATAAACAAACTCGTTAATTACTAAATCAGAACCTACCCAACCAGTGACTAGATCAGCTACCATTATAAGACACATAATTGCAAAAGCTATAAAGCCTACAACTGCCTTTTCATTCCATTCGTTATTATCTTTAAATATTTCCATTTTATACTAATTTTAAAGTTGCTCCATATATTTTTACTGTTGTAGATGCAGGAGTTATCGTTATAGACAAACTTTCTCCTACAGCACAAGTCCAATCTGTTATATCTATATCTGTATCACTATCGCTTGCTTTTTGAGTTAGCGATGTTGTAGTCCCAAGTTGAGTTCTTGCAATAGCTACAGAACCAGATATTGCTTTAGCGCTACTTGTGTGTACATGAACTACATCTACAGTTTTACCATCTATACCAGGCCACATAGCGTGTAATGTTCCTTTTGAGTTACTTATAGTAGTTCCACCAGGTTGAGATAAAGCTGCATAATCTAAACCAACAAAAGCAGATGCTGGTATAAACACTACTTCAGTAGTAGTCTTACCTTTAGTTATAGTATATAACCCTGCGTCTTTGCCGTTTGTACCCGCTACTCCATCTGCCCCTGCAGCACCCGTAGCTCCTGTTGAGCCAGTAGCACCTCTTGCTCCTGTAGCACCTGTATCTCCTTTATCACCTTTAGGTCCTTGCGTTCCTACAACATCATTTACAACGTGGTCACGAACAGAATCAAATTCTTCAGTAACTTTTTGTAAATGATAAAGAATAGGAGCTAAAGTTTCAAAAGAATCTTCATCTTCTAAATATTCGTTATTATCAAACTTTGCCTTTATCCTAGTAAACTTATCGTTGTCTATTTTATCAG